TCGATTGTGGTTTTTTCTAAAAGAACTTCACACCCATATTCATGAGGCAGAACTAGATTTTCTCTGTTTGAAGATTCTGCCATTTTTTTACTTTCCTCTACAACTACGGTCATGAACGGCCTCCCCATTGAATATCGGGATATGCCTCTTTCACGTTATCAAAACTTATCTTATATTTATCAGTAAGTTTTTTATCCTTTACTAAGCACAAAAGTTCTGCTTCTTTTGGATGAAGACCTTGTAAAATATTGATAAACATTGTTTCTCTACGGAGAGAACTCAAAGTATTATTACCACCTTTTACAAAATTAAAAAACATATGATACTCTTTCCGAATTGACGATTTTCCTTGGTCCATAGATCCCAAAGAATTTGATCCCAATTCTGACATTTTAGACACTGCATCTTCTACTTTAGAACTCAAAGTTCCACTATAAGATGTTTGTTCTCCAGTACTTGCATAAGGAACTTCCCCAGGAGGAAGCATAGAAATTACAGTTTCATCAAAATTCCAAATTAAAATAGTTTTAAGTGGAGCATCATCATAAGTTTTTAGAACTTCAATTTTTTTTGCATTACTCCTTTGTTTTGATGCAAGTTCTAAAATTTCAAATATAAATGGATTGGGCGGAAGAGTTTCAATTGGTTTTTCAGTCGTCGTCTTCTTTGTTTTTGTTGCAGTCTTTGTTACAGTCATAAATTTCAGTTTAATACTATAGATTTAACATATTTAGTGGTATTTTTTAGTCGTCGTCTTCGTCAAAGTCTTCATCATCAAAGTATCCTTCTTCAAATCTAACAGCAACAACCTCATCGGGTATGATTTGTCCGTTTTCATCAAAGAACTCTGGATGTAAATATGGAGGTCTTGTTTCTAACAAATGCCTATAAGTTAACCAACCTATTATACTACCAACCATAAAAAAGAGCAAAGTGAACATTACAGTGAATGCTATTACGTATGCTGGTTCCATTTGTTTTCTCCAGAGAGTTTATTTTTTCTAATATCAAAATTAAATTCTATAAAAAAATGAAACTCTCTACCAAAAAGAGAGATCATTTTACCAAACTTCACTTGAAAAGTCTTTGGTTTTAATGCTCTCTTCCTCCTATTTCTAAGTAATAACTCAACACCACGATTAATTTCGGGTTCTGAGTTATTTAGTTTTCTTTTTTCGCCGTCCTGGTCGTTTATCATGATTATACTTCCAGGCATCTTCTAGAATGCCGTACAAATAATTTCGTATTTTTCTTGCTTCAGGTTTTGAAATATGTCCATAACCTTCTCGAAGTTGTTTATGTATCTCGTCTGCACCTCCTTCAAGATAATCATCCAAGTCCATTACAAGATTACTGATTTCATTTGCTGTGGAGCTTTCAATAAATTCTTCTACTTGAATTCTTTTAACACCTTTTATTTTTAGGTAATCATAAAATTTTAGCACGAACTTTCCATCAAAGGCAAGATCAATTGCTTTCTCTACATCAAAATAAACTTCGTGAAAGGTACTTTCCATTAAACCAAATTTTGCTCCTTCAAATATTGGACAGTATCTGTACAACCACCAAGATGCTCTTGATCATTTAAAACGACTTGAGGAAAAGTAGAACCTTCTCCAAACTGAGCATAAAATCCATCACGATCAAAGTCAGATCCAAGTTTGTATACGACGTGCTCAAGGTTTGATAATTGTAGTACCTGTTCAATTTTGTTGCAATAAGGGCAACCATCTTTTGAATAAACTGTAAATTTCATAGTAGTATTAAAATTGGAATTAAAATTATAAATATTGAAATTAGAAATCCCCCCGCCGTTTCTAGCAGGGGGCGAATACTATAAGGGTCCATCTATTAAAATTTATTTGTATTTAGATGGATAATAGACTTGATAATTGTTTTCAACTTTTTGTTTTTGCCATTCTATAATATCAGATAATCTTTCGGTTGTAAAGAATGATTGCTGTAAATACCAATCATACCATTTTTGGTGCCCTTTTGAATGATTGCATTTTTTACATGCACATAAGACATTAGTAACTCTATCACTTCCACCTTTAGATCTTGGCACAATATGATCTAGTGTAAGAACTTCGTCACTTCCACAATATGCACATTCATAATTCCATTTTTCTTTGATTGATTGTCTCCATTTTCGCCTTGCCTCTGAACTTGTAATTGCCTCTAAATTGTATAAAAGTTCTTCTGAAGTAGAGTAGAGTGGCATTCGTAAGATGCATACCTCAAGTATTTATTTTTTTACAAATATCTCTTGCCCTAGCACGAGAAACACTATTCACATAAGAACAAGATTTTCCAGACTTACCACAATAAGGACACTTTGCATCAGGTGGATCACTAGAGTACGGATTATATTGTTCCCTTTTTGGTCGTCTTGNGTTTTCTGCNTGTTTGTGTTTTCTATGNTTCATCNGTTTTATTTTTTCCGTAGTTAAATCCCCAGTAGATAATATAAAGATCTATAAGGACATTAAACCAGTTGATGTTTTGCATTATACTTTAATGGGTTGTTGTTGACCTTCTGGAAGACGAATCTTGTGTGGTTCTAATGTATTTACCTTCCCAGAAGGCAATCCAAGTTGCCCAGGAAGTTGTTTATCCGTTGTTGAAGTTACATTAATCACCTGATCCATTAGAACTCTGTGACGACTATATGAACGATAATGAGGATCAAAGTTAACCATCATAATTGCATCGTTAATATCTCCGCAGTTTGCGAGAACTCTACCAGTTCTATTGTCCGTTACTATCCAATATTCGTTCATATTAAAATCCTTTTCCTTTAAGTTTTTTTGGTTTCTTATGATCTAGAACTTCTACATAATCCAAAAATTGATTAGATGTCTGAAACCAAGTTCTCTGAACATCTTCATAATTATCAAAGACCTCTGGTTTTTTGGTTGTATAATAAAGTTTATAGTCGTGCCTCAAATAAGGTTCATTTGAGGTTTGTTGAAAAAATTCAGGAAGTCCCGTCATTTATCCTTTGAGGTATTTGTGTTCTTATTGTACTGCACTTATGATGAATTGTAAAGGTATCTCTATATACTAATGAGTTTAAAGGAGTATCCATGATTACACTCAAAGACTTCTTTTCAAAACTCAGACTTGGATGGATGTTCGTATTCGCATCATTTACCTTATGGTGCGATCATATGNAAAATAAATCTATGTTTGACTTTTGGATAGATGGATTTTACAACTTTGATAATGGNCCAGAAGAACTTGAATTNAATTGGAGTAATTATGAAATTGCTATGAAATATCAGAAAAAACCTAGAGGTAGAGGAAAACTAAAGTATCCNGATACCATTNCAGGNTTNTTGAAGTGGCAAAATGAATATAAAAAATGTTTATCTTAATATATAATCTGCACACTCATATTGAAAATTATGAATTCAACAATATTGGTACTTAAAGTGCCAGCAACTTACACCACAGAACAGATTGCAACTTTACTTACAAACACTAAATCTCAACTTCCAGAAGTATCGATTGTGATAGTTCCTTGTGAAGTAGAAATTTCTTGGTTATAATTTTATTTGTATAAATAATCAAGTGAGAAGCAATTCTCATATTAGAGAAAAAGATGTATTACTAAAAGATTCCCAAAAGGTTCTTTCATTAATGCTTCACCTCTAATCGGTAATACAATCCGATTCTAAAGAGTAATAATCCCAGACGATTCTCCTATGGATCGTCTATGGGCGCGATTCGTCTGGCATTATGTCAGGGAGGGATTGGATTGTTTTACCCACAAAGTAAACCTTTCTTTTCCTTAAGGAGAAAAACAAATGGCAGAAAATGGAATTTACATGGGCCCAGATCCTTGGGCAGCACTCGCTGGACAGCACTCAGACATTCGTAGAGAAGGTTCTGTAGAGCGTGGCGAAATCCGTTACGATGTTGCTACTCGTGCCGCCGACAACCGCTATGCTAACGCTGTAGGTCAAGGCGAAATCAAGTATGCTATCGCTGAGCATTCAGAATCAACCAACCGTGACATTTTAGTCACTGGTGCTAATACAGCAGTTAAAGTTGATGAAGCTGCTGATAAGATTCAGCAAAGAGCTACTGATTATTTTATTGCTGGTCAAGCAAGAGATTTTGATAATTCTCGTGACCTCGCTGCTCTTAAAGCAGTTACAGATATGTCTGCTCAAAAACTCAGCACAGAGATTCTTCTCACTGCTGAAAGAGGAGCAACTGCTACTGCTCTTGAGTCCGCTAAGGTTGCTGCTGCTGTAGCACTTGGACAGTCACAAATCAGCAAGGAGATTGCTGAGAGCAAGTATGACCTCAGCAAGCAGGTTGCTTACGAAAATGAGAAGACCCGTGACCTTATCAATGGTCTCAAGAATGACGAACTCAATCGTCTTCTTATTGAGCGTAACACAGACCTAACTCACTGCCGCCACGACTATTGGGGCGCCAGAGATGGTATGTTCAACGCTCAGTTTGCTGCGCTTTCTTCCCAAGTTAACTCACAAGTAAATGCTCTAAACAGCCAACTTGCTGAGACCCGTCAGGGATTAGTCAACTTCGGAACAATGGCAGGTAATGCAGGACAACAATCCTCAACCAGCAACAACGTTCGCTGATCTAGTTCAGTAGTTATAAGAGGGGATTATTATCCCCTCTTTTTCACAGGAGACTAACTATGGACTCAGCAGAAAGAAAACTTATTGATCTTTATAATCTTCTTGCTCAATACCAAAGAAGTGAAGATCCAAATGTTCTTGGAAACATTCAGTCGGTTCGTGCTGAAATATCTGAGATGTTGAATAATGGTAATGGTGGAGGCGGTAATACTCACATCAACATTGTTGATGATAGAGATACCAATTGCCACGAAGGTCCACCAGGACCCCCAGGACCCCCTGGGCCGCCTGGCCCCCCAGGACCCCCAGGAGAACCAGGAGTGTGTACCTGCAAATGCAAAAGCATCTTGGTTTCTGAAGATTATACTGCTACTTGCGATGATTACTATATCGGTGTCAACAGTGAAGGACCTGTTACTATTTCATTACCTGAGGACTGCACCGACTGCTGTGAAATCATCGTAAAGGCAGAGATGGGACCACCATTAGGTAATCGTAAAGTCACCGTTACAACNACAGATGGCAGTTACATTGATGGTATTGACAAGTATGTTATGGAAGTACCTTACCAATCGGTCAATGTATTTTGTCGTGGTGGAGATTGGTACATCATCTAACGGAGTAAACAATGGCATACTTAGCCCAACCTACATCAAAAACAGATTATGGAGTGGTTGGAATTGGTAGTTTCATTGATGTTTTAGAAGGAATTATTTCTCTAGAACAAGATGTTTCACCAAATGCTTCGGTATCTTTTAGTCAAGTCAGCATTGGAGGAAGTGATGTAGTCACTTCAGTCAATCCAGTTGCGGGTGCTGGTATTTCGATCACTAACTTAGTTTCTATTGGAAACACAGTTGGATTTGCAGTATCAAACACTGGTGTTCTATCAGTAACTGCTGGTGACGGTATTACCCTAAGTGGTTCTACCGGAAACATTACCATTTCTGCTACTGGTGCGGACTTAATCGCAACTATAGGAGTTACTGGTTCTTATACTGCAACTGCTGATGATGAATATATCGGTGTCTTTAGTGCGGCAGCAGTCACAATCACACTTCCAATTGGAGTGACTGGTCGTGTTTATATCATCAAAGATGAGTATGGTCAGGGATCTGGAAAGATTACAATCAAACCATCTGGAACCGAACAAATTGACAACAAAGCAGATTACATCATTTCTGTACCTAATCAATCAGTGTCTGTCGTATTTCGTGGCGGACAATGGAGAATTATCTAATTTTATAAAACAATGAAATTTAATATTAAACCATCTCTTCCTGATGACAGAGATTA